TTCGTTGTTTGCACTTGGATAGAACCACCAAACCTCTGAGTGTTTAGCGTTAAGACCTGCTACAACTTTTTCGCCTTGTTGTAAGTTATTAAAAACAAAATCGCGTATTGTACAAGGTAGCTTTTGAACGGAACCTTGGAACACATAAAACTCATCCGCGCCCATCCAGATCACAACATCATCAACGGCTATCGCTGCGTTAGGAGACTGAATAGAGATTTTTTCTGAGATAGAAGTTACACCAAAGGTGTACGGTGGGCCTAAGAACTGCATGGCGTACAGGGTTGTGTCAGTAAACACCAAGATTTGCTGTTTAGTTTCAACCGCTTGGATAATCTCAGATCCTAAACCTAATCTAATTTCACCCGCCGTATTAGTGGCACGAGTTTCCCAATCGGTAGGAGACTCTGAGTCGGAAAAACGAATGATTAAAGGGTCTTGAACCCCAGGTGCGAACTCTGGGTCACAACCAAACGCAATAACATGCCTATCTCTATCAGAAACCAAAACCTGTTTCGCTATGGTAGGAGCTTTATTTGCATTAGCAAGATCAGTAATGTCTACAGCGCGGTTTTCAACTCCAGAACTTGCGTCCCAATAGAAGACAGGGCCATCACGATAGTTTAGAATTAAATCCTCACCAAAGTTATTGTGATGCCATAACCGCAGTGAATCTTCAGCAATTGTCTGACCCCAAGGACTACTGCCCCATGTTCCTGCGTCCCAACCATTGTATTGTTGGCTGATGTTCTTACCAATATTTATTTGGTACTTAGCGACAGTATCAACTCCCCCGCCAGAACCAGTAGTTGTTGCAGTAACCGCTGTTGGATTTAAAACACCATCGTCTGTAATATCCTGTATACTGGTTCCTGCCTGCCGTGCCTCAAAAGTGTACGTTACGGCACTGATTCGGGTAATCTGGTACTCTTGGTTTAAAACGTCCGCCGTAATTGTCGCGTCAATGTCCGTTGCATCACTGAATGTAACAAAATCGCCTGTTTCTGCACCATGGTTCTTGGCGCAAGTTACTGTGATTGTTGCGTCCCCTGCAACGGTAGAGAAAAAGACATCGTCTGTGTCATCTTGATCCACAACGGCATAGATACCTCGAGTGGAGCCTGTAGCTTCTACACCCGTAACAGAAACTTTAGTTACATAATCTCCGTAATCCACAAGTGTCCCAACGGAACCTGTAGCAGAAACCCCTGTAAAGTTTTTTATAGTGATGTTTGTTCCAGACGTAAAAACGTCCAAAGGTGCGTTAGCCGAACCTGTAGCAGAAACTCCTGTTACTGTTCCTGCGTCATCAACTGATTGTGCTATAACTGTTCCTACTGATCCCTCTAAAGAATTGTATAAAGGAACTCTGTCACCGCTAAAATCAATAGACACATCAGCAAGAAGTGTGGCGGATGACGTATACCGCAAAGGAGTAATGTCAAAAAGTTGACCGCCTCGATCGATGTAGTATTTAATATTTGTTCCTACACCAATGTAACGCTCTTTGTCCAAAGTAACCCACGACATTAAAGCTCGGCAAGAACCAAGGAACGAGTACGAAGCTGATCGTTTCAACCACCCACCGATTTTTTCAGGGTATCCAAAACGAAAACGTACCTTATCCATGTCAATCCAACCGCTCTCGTTAGAGTGCGGTGTAAGATCTTTGTTTATACCGGGTTTAAATTTTAACGGGATTAGAGGCATTGTTTACTCCGGGCGAACAGGCCATGTAATATCCAAAGGATACCCCACTTGACTCGGAATGTCTCTCAATTGTTGCCGGTACTCCCGCCATTTTAGCTGTATTTCTTCTGATACGTCGGGCAATTGTGTCCAATCGGACATTGCCAGATCGGCTCTTCGCGCTCTTTCAATTTCATTTTTTATTTCTTCGTACCGAAGTGTATCCTCTTCAGGAGGCTTAAATTCTTTTAAAACCGCACGTAAAACATAACGACCATTTAGATACTCTGGAATCTCTTGCCAAATTACATAGTGCGTTTCTTCGTTGTAGAAGGGAGGTTCTTCCTTAACCACAACAATAATGCCGTACTTCTCCTTCATGTATTCTCGGTCTTCAAACTTTTTAATTGGAAGACTTACCGAAGGGTAATCTTTTTTAAACGAATGATATGTGTACGGATAAGTGATAATCGTTTTCTTATCCTGATTTACTTTTGCGTACATTGCAAATCTCCTTATCCCATAAACCCATATGTTCCGTTAAGATCTATAAGATCAACGGCAGCTTGTCTCGTTTTATAGGCATTGTTGCCCTCACGAACAACTCCCAAACTGCCTGTTTTACCTGCTTGACCTCTAAGGAGCATAAGCTTGTCTATACCAACTCTTGCTAGACCTTTGAAGATATACTGTTGAGAGTCAAGCTGTCTAAACTCCCTCGTTCTAAAAGTATTATTAGGATACATTTGTTTAGACGCAATTGTACTATTTAAACTTGAGCCAAACACATAAGGTGTATTTAGATGAAACGATGTTGCTGTTCCATTAATGGGATCAAAAGATAAAATTTTATCTCCAGTGGCATTCATCGTAAAGACAGTTGAATAATCCCCAGTGAAGTCCCCATTACGTATACATTGTAATGAGGATAAATTATCATCTGTCCTAAGACCAGGAAGTGTGAAAGGCTCATCTAAGTCCAAAACAAAATATTTTGTATGTCTATAAGTACCCATGTAGTTTCGTTGATAACTAGGACCATCATTAAAAGTCCAATTTGCAATAATTTTTCTACCGTCAGGACTGAATTCAAAGTGCGTACAGCCTCCAAAACCACCAACAACTTCGTATTCACCAAGACCACCAGTGTCTCCACCACTAGGCCCTGAAAATGTACTCTCAGACTCATACTTGGTAACCGTATAGGCATTGAGAGTACTAATATCCCATGGAGTAGTTAAATCTGAACTATAAAAGGTAAGACGGTTATAATAGTCATCAGCTTGACGAGTCCAAAAAAACCTTGTCCCATCTGGATTAAACGCTATTGGCCTTGCAATACTTCCATAAACTTCAAACGGCCCATAAACATATGATATGGAAGTCGGTGTTCTTGTAACACTTTTGCCTCCATATTCATATCGGCTTTGTATATCAAAAGGACGTTTTAAAGTCATTTGATAGGTGTATTTGTTACTATTTGTGTACACGTAACGACCATCAGGACTAAAAACGAGGCCGCTGTCCCACTGACCAAGCGGTAATCCGCGATAACTATCTGCTTCAGTATCTTCTTCAATATCAAAGCCTGAGTAATATGAAGTTGAAAATTGTAAGGAGCCTGCAGATTTTCTAGCTACGCTACCACCACCACTTGGGCTTCGCCCATAAGAATAACCGTACCCTGAGAATCTAGGCGAGGCGTTCAAGGCGGCAGTTACTCCGTCAGAACTTGTCGCGCTTAAACCTAAACCTGGAGAGGAAGGTTCATAATCAAATAATAACCTTGTTGCAGCCAAACCCGTTATTTTTTTACTATTACTTGTATTTATGGTTGTTATGTCATTTGGCGTATCTAGATGTAACAAGTTTATAGAACTAACTTTTCCCGTATTTAAACTTGCTCTAATCGGATTCATTTGAAACCACAACGCCGTGCCGTCTTTAGTGAACTCTGCCGCAGTAATGTAATTACCTTCTTGACCAAAAAATGTGCCGCTCGATCCTCTTAGGTTATCAATCCGTGTAACGCTAGGAAGTTCCCCTGAAAAAGTCCAAGGGTTGTCTAATTCCACCACAAAAACAGATCCCGCTGATTGGGTTTGGTCAGCGTTTTCAAAGGGTATCCCTGAAATACAAACCTGTGTGCCTGTATTATTAAACCACATGTATATCCAATCACGAGGTTTAGTATCGGGGTAAAGATCTTGGTCGTCTATTGTAAACGAAAAAGTCCCACCAGTGGATTGAAGAGTTGAAATGTCCCATGCAGTCTGTAGATTATAAATTCGAAGTTGCGCATCTGAAGCAGCGTCAGTCGCTGTCTCATTGCCCACACTGAAAACCCAAAGTTGGGTTCCGTCTGGTTTCATTTTAGCACAAAGAGGCAACCTAGATGTTGTAACACCATCTGATATAATGCTGTCAAAACCGGGTATCTTTTTAACTTTGTACTTATTTACATCATTACTAACGGGATTAGTAAAAGCAGGCCCATACGCATTTAAAGCACTAGATTGTGTGTCGTTGTCTTCAAACTCAACTAGATAAAAGCCCATATGACCAGTATTATGCTGACCCTTCCAACTATGAGCAAAGCTAGGAGGTGTCCAAGATATATACTTATGATTATACGTTTCTTTAGGTGCAACTCCAACAATTTGAAAGCCATACCCCAACCGAGGAATTATGTTGGCTACGTCATACACGGTAGTTGGGTCATAATTAAACAAACTATATTCTAACAATCGAGGCGAGAAAGCTTCTGCGGAATTATTATTTAAATCCATGCAAAACAATTTGTTGCCTGTTGGATCAAATTGAAAGTTTGCTCCTATGCTATATCCGACTCCAAACCCCCCTTTCCTGTTGTAAAAACTTAGATCTCCTCCGCCCCCATAGAGAGGCTTAAAACCGTCTTTAAGATCGTGAGCTTTAAAACCATTCCAGACCCCACTGGTAATTTCTCGTGTAAGATTACCAACTGAACCTAAATTATAGCTTTGGAGAGCAGTTTTAGTTGAATTATTAAGATTATATTGATCTACATAACTAGCAGAATTACTCGTTAAATCATAACCATATAGAGCAAACCCCAAGCCGCCAGTATCTCCTCCGGCATTTGGAGCAGCTACTACAAATAATTTGTTGCCGCTATCTGCAAAAAATACATCTCTTACATACCGAGGCGGGAGGGATGTCATATCGGGCAACTGGGTGTAAAAAAGTCCACTACTCGGGCCGCTGCTTATGTTACTAGAATTAGTAATATCCCATCTTCCAGAGTTATTAAAACCCCAATAAGCCAGAGTGCAAGATGAGCCTGAAGCAGTAGGGCGATTTGGCCCAAAAAAGTAAATCATAGTCGAAGTATTATTAATAGCTGCTTCGGGGTGCGGAACAATTTCAAAGTTTAAAACTGGGTTGTCGGAGTCAAAAAGTCCACCAATTTCAAAATCTTGATATCCATCATAACTGGCTGTTTCAATGTCGTTAGGTGTTGATAGTGTATACTGAAAAATACGAGTTGAATTAGCCGTCGTCCCGACGCCGCGCTTGGTTCCTGA